AGCCACTGCTATCCAGCGTAGTAGCAACGCCGCTTACATAGTAGGTAGAGTCGCAAGTGTTATAGCCTGTGTCTGTGGCTGGATCAAAAGTTACGCTGCCAGCGGTATAAATCTTATTGTCCAAGCAGCCATCACCGTTGCTATCCAGAGCAGTAGCAACGCCGCTAAAATAATAAGTGCTGGTCGCAGCATCCCAACCTTCAAACGTTGTTGGATAGGCCGAGTAATGAACGCCGTCGTAGTCGCCGTAGCCACTGGCGTCTAAACCGGTTAACTCAATTCCGGCGGAATAAAATTTACCTGTAAGCGCGTCTCCGCCTTCAAACGTTGTTGGATAGGCCGAGTAATGAACGCCGTCGTAGTCGCCGTAGCCACTGCTATCCAGCGTAGTAGCAACGCCGCTTACATAGTAGGTAGAGTCGCAAGTGTTATAGCCTGTGTCTGTGGCTGGATCAAAAGTTACGCTGCCAGCGGTATAAATCTTATTGTCCAAGCAACCGTTACCGTCGCTATTCAGCGGAGTCGCAACGCCGCCAAGATAATAAGTATCAACCCAATATCCGTTACCGTCGCTGTTCAACGTAGTAGCAACGCCACCAAGGTAATAAGTATCAACCCAATATCCGTTACCGTCGCTGTTCAACGTAGTTGCGACGCCGCTAAAATAATATGTGCTATTTCCACTATCCCACCCCTCAAAAGTTGTGGGGTAACTAGAATAGTGTAATTCGTTATGATCGCCATATCCCTCACTATCTAAAGATGTTAATTCTCCTCCTATAAAATAATATCCTAAATCAGCATCCCATCCTGTAAATCCATTATATGTTATGTTGGATGGGCCGCCAGATGCTACATTAAGATTTAATGAGTTATCTGTGTAAGAGATAGCATCAGCATATATATAAAAACCATTATTATAACTAGAGTCTGATAAAACTATATTATTATCTGCAAGCAGATATCCTACATTGGATGAAAAATCAAATAAATTAATATTATTAGTGGATAATATTGTATCACTATTGTCTGATGTATTAGTTAAATTAATACTATATGCTTGACCAATCACACTAGATCCAGATATATCACCATCTATATAAACAGTATCTAATGGCGTTGGAATTCCACTAGCAGCAGTCTCATATGATGCATCGGTCCACCAATTACCTACATCATTCCACTCAGTACTATAATCATTATTATAATATAAGGTTCTTGGACTAGCATAACCAGAATAAGCTATAGTGCCATTGGACTGCCCAACAAATGCAAATGCCGGATAGTTTACAACAACATTACCACTTACTAATGGATGAGTATAAAGATTATTAAAATACCGATTATAAGTTACAGAGTTTCCATTTATAATTAAATTTCCCGAAATAATAGCGCCCATACAGTCTGCATTATTTAGCGTAACATTACCAATAATATCAGCAGAAAATATGCCTAAAGGATTTTCTCCAACGCTATACATACTTTCTGCTATCGTTATATCTCCTACGATCTTAGGTATTTTGCCAAGAGAAGAACTAATATATACTCCAGATATTGTTGCATTTCCATTTATATCTATTGATCCCGCTAATTTAGCATTGCCGCCAGTAACATTTCCATTTATTGTTAATTTTCTATTAGCACTAGACATGTTAGTTCCGTCTAGATCAATATTTCCATTTAATGTGGTAAGAGATCCTGCCGAAAATGCATTTAAACTACCCGATCCAAAATAAAAATTATTACTGGTTATTGTAATTTGAGTTGAATTATTAAATACCGCATGGCCTATTCCAGTACTTGTAAAACTATTAACCGTTGGATCTGATCCACTATTACTTATTATTGTGCGTCTTATAAAAACATCATCACTGCTCGTTGGTAGAGCAGACGCTGTTGTTCCAGTGGGGCTGTCTGTTGTTTTCCAGTTAGATAAGGTGTCCCAGTTACCATTAGTTCCATAGAAATATAAATTTGCCATATTTTTATATTAGCTCTTCTTTAAAGAGTGAAGAAATAAATTTTCTAGTGTATTTTTAGGATCGTTTCCTAAAAGTTCTAAAATTCTAGCTTCAACTTGATTTTGAGTATAATCACCAACACTATCATAGGTTTCTTTTGTCCATAGCTCTAGTGGTCTAGGACACGGGTGGATTTGTACAACAACTCTTTTCTTTTTACTATTATCAATAATAGTAATATCAAGTTCATTTAAAACTATAGGATTGAAAGTTTTAACACTACCATCTTTTTTAGTAATTGGAGGTGGTGTGATAGTGATAGGATTTGTAAGATTCATAATAAATATATCTCCTTAAATTAAATTATTAGTAGCCAGGAACAAAAGCAACAACATCCCACTTATCTCGACCAGAATGATATGTGGCCGCTAAAACGTCCATCTTGTTTGCTGCCGTACTGAACGGAAGCGGAGAGGTGGCGGTGCTTGGAATGTTAAATTTGTTTCCAAGTGTTACTGCCCAATTCCCCGTACCATCTTGGGTTATTCTCCAACGCAATGTTTTGCCATTAACAGGATTAGTAGGATTAGCTAGTGTAGTATTTCCAGTAAGAGTTACGTCAAATATATCTCCAGTACTAGCATTAGTATTTATTGTTGATGAATATGATAAATCTACAACAGTTGTTGAACCACTTCCGCCTACTGCTGTACCAGTAGCATTAATAGATAACGAATTATTATTATTGTTATAAGTTAAAGCTATTCCTGATCCAGCTACTAAAGATGTATTTGTTAATACGCTTGATAATGTTGACAATGAAACTTTTTGTGTAATACCAGATCCAGAAGGATCATCCATCATAAGAAAAATATCATCATCACTTAGGCCGCCAGTACTAGCTGATGGAAAATCTTTTAATCTTTTAATACTCATGATCAACCTCCAATAACTGAAGAGTCGCCCACTAATTCAACAAATATACCATTATAGAATCTATCTCCATATTTACTAGAAATAGTATTAATAGTAGGGGTATTTTTTGTATAAGTATTTAAAGTATTATATTTACCGGTAAATGATGTAGTAGTGGTAGTTGAACCATTTTTAATAGGTTGACTACTATTTATTCTTTGTATATCAGTAAAAGGACGAGACATAAATATGCTCCTATAATAATGAGAATATCAGGATATATTATGATACACCAATGTATAATTTAGCCTATTATAGAGAAGATTAATATTTGTTATAATATGACGATAAACTAATATTGGGATCAAATCCGTTATTACCTCCGTATAATTTAGCTATGGTGCTAGAATTTGGAACATGGAAAACTTTACCGTTAAACATGACCACACCGCCAGCAAAAATATTTATTCCAGAATTTGTACCGGATGGGGTCGCTAACGTGTTAGTTACTGGATCATAAACTCTAGCGGTGGTACTGTTATATGGTATGCAGTATACTTTACCATTAGGTAGCAAAACTCCTCCGTTAAATGCGCTGTTGCCAGCATATGATCCGTTTGGAGTAGATACTGTATCAGTAACAGGGTTGTATATGCGAGAAGTTGTACTATTAGATGGTATGCAAAATACTGTTCCATCAGCTAATAATACTGCACTACGGAAAGCGTTTCCTCCAGGATATGAACCGCTAGGAGTAGTTAGTGTGTTGGTTACTGGGTCATAAATTCTGGCGCTGGTACTAACGCTAGGAACTAAGAATACTCGTCCGTCTGGTAGTAATACTGCTCCTCTAAACGCTCCGTTGCCAGCATATGTTCCTACTGGTGTTGATAGTGTGTTTGTTGCTGGGTCGTAAATTCTAGCAGTTGTGCTATTGTTAGGTACAATAAATACTCGTCCGTCTGGTAATAGTACTCCTCCAAAAAATGCTGTACTACCAGGATAGGAACCGCTAGGAGTAGTTGTAGTATCCGTAGATGGATTATAAATACGCGCTGTAGTAGATTCTCTTGGAATACAAAATACTGTGCCGTCTAAGAGTAATACTCCTCCGTTGTATGCTCCGTTACCAGGATAGCTACCAGCAGGAACAGAAGTAGTATCTGTGGTAGGATTATATAGTCTGGCTGATGTGCTATTGAATGGAACGCTAAATACTGTTCCGTCTGATAGCAATACTCCTCCTATAAAAGCATTATTGCCAGGATATGATCCGCTAGCATTAGACAATGTATCATTAACAACAGCTGTGCTAATAGTAGAGTTTATGCTAGACTGATAGGTAGACCAGTATGATGGGCCAAATGTTTGCCAATTAAGAGATGGTGTGGCGGTTGGCGTAGATGTTGGAGGTACTGGCGTAGCTGTTGGAGGTACTGGTGTGGCGGTTGGCGTAGATGTTGGAGGTACTGGTGTGGCGGTTGGCGTAGATGTTGGAGGTACTGGTGTGGCGGTTGGCGTAGATGTTGGAGGTACTGGTGTGGCGGTTGGCGTAGATGTTGGAGGTACTGGCGTAGCTGTTGGAGGTACTGGTGTGGCGGTTGGAGGTACTGGTGTGGCCGTAGGAACTATAGGAGTAGGAGCCACACCATCTTGCCCAACATATCGTACAAATATTGTTCCGTTATTATTTTTAACTAAATAATTATTATTACTATCTTTTTGAATATAAGCAGTCATTATAGATAGCTCTCAAAACCATAATCTGGTAATTTTTGAACAGGAAAACCGTCAAAATTACTAAAAGCATATGAGCCGTTTTGAGATAACATACCGGCCGCAACATCTGCGTGTATTAAAAACGAACCATCTGGAATAGGCCCCCATTCTGGATGACCACCATCGTTCCACTTACCCCAACTATTTTGTACTAAAAATGCTGGTTCGTCCCCCGTATCGTCGCAGGCTATCCATGCCATAGAATGACCCCAGCTTCCAGACTGTTTAGCAAAACCTTTTTTATCTCTAGTGCTACTAAAACCATAATTAGAACACACATTAACACCATAACCATTAGCTAAAGCGTCTCTTGCTTCTTCTACTGTTCTAACAAGACTTGTTGTTTTAATTTGATGATCATTAGCTAGATCTAAAACTTTGTCTGGTAATCCTCTACCTCCCCATCCTGCTCCAAGATGACCATTATATTTACTAAAGTCAACAACGCCCGGATAATTTTTGCGCACAATAATTCCGCCAATCTTACTAACAAATTCAGCGGCTCTACTACAACTCATACCTTCGCCACTAAACCCCCTAGCTCCATAAATCGCTTCTGTAGCTCCTTTGGCTACCCAGCTTTCTCTTTCATTATGAACATCTATTTCTACTGCTCGACTAATATCACAAGCATTTCGTGTTCCATGACTTACACAATCTCCAACTACTTGTCTTTCATTATAAGGATTTTTCTCAAACTTTAAAACACTCTTGTATGGTATTGATAATTTACCCTTACCAGAGTTATTAATTTTTTTACTAGCATCTCCAAATAATGGATATTTAAGAGTTTCCATTAAATGATCAAAATGGTGCTGTTCAAATATGCACCCACTGAAACCTTGACGATACTTATTATACCATTCTTGTGGAGTTAGTCTTGGCATTATTTACTCGCTTCGTTATAGGCCCATGCTAAACTATTAAAACCATCAACAGCTTTAGTTCTTAATTCTGGACTTAATGGAATATTATCATCACCAATACTAGCTACTATAACTTCGAAAGCTTCTTTAGCTAAATTAGGATATTTACCTTTGATATCAAGCTTTAACATAACTCCCGCTAGACTATTAGCCTGACGAATTTCTTCTGTATTTTTTATCACTAGATCTTCGCCGTCTAATTGTACCAATCTCCCCAAATCTAATGATAAGTCTCGTAATTTTTTAAAATCAATTTTAGATCCACCAGCAGATTTTAATAAAACAACAATATCATTAGCCTCTTTTTTAACATTAGGATCAGATGGCTCAGTTAACTGCATAACATCTATAGCATTAGGATTTTTGGGTACTAAAGAAGTAATATTAAATTTGGTGGATAAACCCAGTAAAATCAATAATGCAGCTAATACTAGTATTATATTTTTATTCATGCTTTGGTCTCTTTTTTGCAAACATTGGGGGATAGGAATGGGAACATTTGATCAGCCACTTTTACTGCCTCTGCACAGCCGCTTTGATCTGCTAAATCTCTTGTTTGTTTCCAGCTAACAACTAGTTTAAAAAATATATCGTCTTTATTATCATTAACAATTTTTGGTAGTACAACAGGATTAACTTTTGGTAAATCTACAACTGGAAGTGTAACAGAAGAAGACGGGGATACTAATCCTTTAATTTTCTCTCCTAATACAACCAATAGTTTCTGGACAGGACTTAGCTTATCCTTAAACAAGACCCATAATACTAAACCAACCCCTGCATATAGTGCAAGATCTGTTGGTGTTAAACGACTACTAAACTCTTGAAAACTTTCGGTAAAATTCATTTTATTTTCCTTTTATTATTTGTCTGAAACTTTTGGTATTAAATCTATCGAAGGATCAACTGTTGGAACGCTAACAAAAATGCCAGCATTTCTAAAAGTAGTAACCAATGCATCAATTGTAGATCCCACAAGAATCATTAACAGTGCTTTGATATACTTTCTTATAATAGGCTGAAACATTGTTGGCACAAATGGAATATTTATTATATTGAATACTTTATCGTAAAAATCACTAATTAATTCTAGCGCTATAACTTTTTTATCAGATCCTTTTAAATTAGGATAGTAATTTTCTATATTTTGAATAATCTCAACAGTGGCTAGTTGTAAAACTTTCCATGCTTCTGGTAGTGCTAAATTACTAATATTATTGACAGTTTTTTTAGTATTATCAATTAGCTGGTTTAGTTGTGTTTTTAATATTACGTTTAACACTTTTTCTTCTCCTATTTATTTTATCTTGAACTTTTCTCTCTTCTGGTGTTGCTGTACTCCACCAAGTTTGTTTTAATTTTGTGCGACCATTAATATATTTAAATAATACTATTAGCTGTCCCATAACTAATATGGTTGCTTCTAGCCCCCTGCTAGTTTCATGTATAAGATTTTCTTTTTGAGCATTATCTTCTAATAGTCCAACAAGATACAATCCACTAAATAAAAAACTTACTAATGTAAACCAAAATTCGCTTGTTCTATATCCGGGCTTAATCATTATATGTCTCCAATTATTTTTTTTAAAAACTATATAATAATAATATACACCATTTTATAAAGACCTATTTAAAGCATCTTATAGACAATATTTTGCTAAACAATACCTAATATATTAGAACCATTTATACCACCACCGTGTTGAGCAATAACAGAACCACAATTAGCTAGATTATAAGAATTATCTCTGAATGTTGCAGATCCAGTAACTTGCGCTGTAGCGGTTAAGTATGAGTTTCCAAGAAATATAGCATCTCCTGTTATTAAGTTATCATTATATGATGTATCTTTAAAAGTGGCGGTGCCAGTAACGGTAATAGCAATGCCTAGATTACCAGAGCTATAGGTCAAATTCACAACAGTTGGTTCACTACCGCTGTTAGTATTGCACGTCGCACTCATTACGGTGCTATCTATACTAGATGGCAAAGCTACTGCTTGGGTTGAGTATGTGTTACTTGTCCACCAATTACTAAGATTATTCCAGTCACTATCTACTCCTCCATTGAAATATAAAGTTCTAGCGGAAAGTCCATTTATATATTCAATACCGTTCCAATTACCGTTTCCACTACTGTCCAGCGTAGTAGCAACGCCGCTAAAATAATAAGTGCTGGTCGCAGCATCCCAACCTTCAAACGTTGTTGGATAGGCCGAGTAATGAACGCCGTCGTAGTTGCCGTAGCCACTGCTATCCAGCGTAGTAGCAACGCCGCTTACATAGTAGGTAGAGTCGCAAGTGTTATAGCCTGTGTCTGTGGCTGGATCAAAAGTTACGCTGCCAGCGGTATAAATCTTATTGTCC